TGTGAGGGTTGAATATGCACGATAAAAGAGTCATAAAGTTTAGTGCCAGTTGGTGTGGACCTTGTAAAGCTTTAAATAAAATGCTTGAAGGTTCAGATCTAGGAGTTCCAATTGATAGTGTAGATGTTGATGAAGGATATGAAATCTCCCGTCAATATGGAGTACGAGCAGTTCCTACACTAATTCTTTTACAATGTGAAAAAGAAGTTGGGCGTCTAAATGGCGCAAAGACAGTAGCAGAAATTCAAGAATGGATTAATCAACACTAGGGGAATACGATGAAATCATCAGTAATAGCATTTTTGGTTATGGTTGGATCGTTTGGCATAGCAGTCGCATGTAAGGCAGAAGGTCCATATGATTATAAAGTAATTCGTGCGGTAGATGGAGATACTGTAGAGTTTGAAATTCCCGGACTTCCAAGCGAATTAGGCACTAAACTAAAACTTCGTGTATTAGGCGTAGACACTCCAGAAAAAGGTTTTAGAGCACAATGTGAATCTGAAGCTAAAAAGGGTGAAGAAGTCACTAAGTTTGCTAAAGAAGTGGTTGCAAGTGGTGCTAAACTCCAGATCACTCTCAAAGAATGGGATAAGTTTGGTGGACGAGTATTAGGTGATATGCTTGTTGACGGCAAAAGCTATAGCGCAATGTTAATCGAAAAGGGTTATGCAAGACCTTATTTTGGAGATAAGAAGAAGAGCTGGTGTGAATAATATGAATAAGAAATTGAAATTGACAGATGAACGTCAATACTTTAAGCCATTCTCCTATCCTTGGGCATATGATGCATGGTTAAAACATGAACAGTCTCATTGGATTCATACTGAAGTGCCAATGCTTGAAGATGTAAAAGATTGGAAGAAGCGGCTAACATCTGAAGAAAAGACTTTTCTTACAAACATCTTTAGGTTCTTTACTCAGGGTGACATCGATGTAGCTGGTGGATATGTCAATAACTATCTACCATATTTTCCACAACCCGAAGTAAGAATGATGCTTTGTGGGTTTGCTGCTCGTGAAGCATTACACGTAGCAGCTTATTCTCATCTTATTGAAACTCTTGGAATGCCTGAAACAACATACAATGAGTTTATGCAATACGAAGAAATGAAAGCCAAGCACGATTTCTTTGCTCAGATTGCTGGACAAGATGCTCAGACTATTGCTCAACAGATTGCAGCTTTCTCTGCATTCACTGAAGGTATGCAATTATTCTCATCATTCATCATGTTACTTAACTTTCCTCGTCATGGCAAGATGAAAGGCATGGGTCAAATTATTACTTGGTCTATTGTCGATGAAACTATGCATGCTGAATCGATGATTAAGATGTTTAGAACATTCATTGAAGAAAATAGAGATATTTGGAACGATGAACTTAAATCTCAAATCTACAAGATTGCAGAAAAAATGGTACAACTTGAAGACAAATTTATTGATCTAGCATTCTCAATTGGACCAATGGAGGGATTAAATGGAGATGACGTTAAGCGTTATATCAGGTATATTGCTGATCGTAGGCTTATCTCTCTTGGCCTTAAAGGGATTTTCAAAGTAAAGAAAAACCCATTACCTTGGGTCGAAGAAATGGTGAATGCACCTATTCATACTAACTTTTTTGAGAATAGAGCGACTGATTATGCTAAAGGCGCATTGACTGGTTCTTGGGAAGATGTTTGGGCGTAATATTCAATAAACAATAAATATTAGCACCAAAGTGAATATTATGGTGCTAATATGTGGTTCTACGAAGAAAAAGAAATAGATCATGAACTTTCAATTAAATACTACGGCTTTATATATTGCATTGAGCATATGCCATCAGGTAAAAAGTATATAGGCCGTAAGTATTTCACTAAAGCTGCAACAAAGCAAGTCAAAGGAAAAAGGAAGAAGATCCGTAAAGACTCTGATTGGAAAGACTATTGGGGATCATCTACAAAACTCCTAGAAGAAATAGAAAAGCTCGGAAAAGAAAACTTTAAAAGAACAATCATACGATTATGTAAGACGCGTGGTGAGTGCAACTATTGGGAAGCTAAGCTACAGTTTGAGCAAGATGTGCTGTGTGCAACTATGCAAAATGGAGAACCTGCTTACTATAATGATAATATCATGATGAAGTTTACTCGAAGAAATATAGGCAAATAGTCTATGTACTTAATTATTGTTTTATTGTAATATACATACATATTCTGCGTGTAGCTCAGTGGATTAGAGCATTCGGCTTCTACCCGAATGGTCGGGGGTTCGAATCCCTCCACGCAGGCCAAATAATAGGTCCATAGCTCAGAGGTAGAGTCACTCCCCTGATATGGGAGAGGTCGGTGGTTCGAATCCATCTGGACCTACCAAATTACTACGCCCCCGTAGCTCAGTGGTTAGAGCAGACGGCTTATATCCGTCCGGCCGGTGGTTCAATTCCATCCGGGGGTACCAATGCGGGTCGTTAGCTCAGCTGGTAGAGCATCTGGTTTGGGACCAGAGGGTCGTCAGTTCGAATCTGGCTACTCCGACCATTTTTAGGAGACATAATGAAAGTTTACATCGGTCCATTTAAGAAAAATTCTGATGAGCGTAAGATTGATGTTCGCATCGATAAGTACGATACATGGAATATGGAATCTACTCTTGCATATATTGTTCTTCCTATGCTTAAACAGTTAAAGGCAACTGTACACGGATCTCCAGGAGATCTTATTGAGTTTCAACAAACTTCAAATTCCGCTCAATATTCTTTTGATTTCTATGAAGAAGGTGATAAACTTGCTTGGGAAAAAGGGCATGAACACTGGCACCAAATTCTCGATAAAATGATTTGGTCGTTTGAGCAAATAAATACTGATTGGGAAGAACGGTTTCATTCTGGTGAACATGACATTTATTTTGAGGATGTTGAAGGAACTGAATATTCGATTATGAAACTTGGTCCTAATGACACGCATAAATTTGACTCTGAAGGTTATCTTCAGTTTCAAGATCGCATGCAAGAAGGATTCGAATTATTTGGAAAATATTATAGAAACTTGTGGGATTAATTATGAAAAGATTTATTATCAAAGATTCTCCTAATACATATACTTCTATTCCAGAAGATGATGTAGATTATTCTATTCCTAGCCATTCTGACTTATCACAGGTGTGTGAAGCTTTTACACTCTTCCTTAAAGCTTGTGGCTATAACCTCGATGGTCAATATGTGACGATTGATTTTCACGATGACTTAAAATGAAATCTTATATCTTTGATGTAGATGGCGTATTAGCTTTACCTAATCAACCAATTGAATCTCAATTTATGCGTTGGTTTGAACATTGGATGCTTAAGAAAGACGTATATATCTGCACCAATAACACTTATCAAAACATTATGCCTAGGCTTGGACGTAGAATTATTGATAATTGTCAAGCCGTATTCACCAGTGGTGGTAACTCTATATGGAAAGAAAATAAAGAACATGTGGTAAGTACTTGGAGACCATCTTATGAATTGATTTCATTTCTCGAATCTCTTCTAAAGATGTCGGATTTTAAGACAAGATCTGGACCAAATATTGAATACCGTACTGGGTTGATAAATTTTTCTTTAGTTGGAAAGACGGCATCAGAAGATGAGATTAAGAGATACCAACAATGGGATAAGATCTCAAAAGAAAAGAAAACTTTTGCTGAAAGTATTAAAAAAGCTTTTCCAAATTTAGGCATATGCTTTGGTAGTGATACATCTATTGACATCAGTGAATCGTGTTACGATAAAGCAAACATTTATAATTTTCTTAAGTTTAAAACAAATGTTACTTCAGTGTATCATTCCGTATATGGTAATAATAGAGACACACAAGAACGTATAAAAAGCATAACTGAACACGCCATGTCAATTAATAAAAACGCAGTATATAATACCTTTATGAGTAATAGTCCTGAAGAAACATTCAACTACTTGAGAAAGTAACATGATGATATTTGCGAATTCTTCTCCAAAAAAGAAGAAAACGAAGTTGACCAAAGCAAAGCAAAAGATTCTTGGCGAATACAATGAATGGAGAAAGCAGAATAAGTTACCTGAAGTATCTTCTTTAGAAGCTAAGAGATTCTCGGGTTCTTTTCAGGAATACAAGCCAAAAACCGTGCATATGCGTAGTACTGCCCATATTAAATCACTAGAAAGTATGGATCCTGCAGTATGTTCGCGTAATTCTATTATGGATCGTATGTCTCTTGATAAAGAACCAGAACACGTAAAAGAACAGATTCTAGCTAAGAGTAAGAGAATTGCACTGATGTACAATAAAGGTGCATATCAATACATTAGTGATGAGATTGATGTGACCACCATCGGCACACGCAATAGAAGAATGTGATGTACATATATAATACCATATGTTACTATATCATGGGTGCTAGTGACCAACACTAGAAATTTTGTTATATTGGAGATTATAATGACTAAGTCTGAAAAACTACTTAATGCTCTTGAAAATGGCGCGCATCTAACCACCAAGCAGATCGCTGCTCGCTTTGGTCTAAAGAATCCTAGTGCTGCGATCAATGACCTTCGCAATGAAGGTTATGCGATTTATTTCAATGAACGTAAGACGAAGACTTCTTTTTACAAGTTAGGTAAGCCTACTCGTTCAGTAGTCGCTGCAGGTCATCGTGCTCTAGTCGCTCAGCGCTAGACCTAAGGTTGGGAAGGGGTCTTTCGGGACCCCTTTTCCTTATTTAAGAATGAGGTTAATATGCCAGTATCAGTAGACGAACTTTCAAAAAATTCAATGGGTGGCACTGAACGAATGAAGTATGGACTTCAAGATCGTATCAGTCCAGAGCTTCTAGATAAGTTTCAAGTAATATGTTCTCGTGTTCGAGAAATTGATCCTAAACTTATTCCCATTTATTGGCTACATGATCTACCTGAAGATCCTGAGTCTGAACATCTTCGATCAGGTGGCTGGAACAAATTTGAAAAGTGCGTGTTCGTCTCTAATTGGCAAATGCAGAGTTATATCAAACATTTTAATATGCCTTGGTATAAGAGTCGCGTGATTCAAAATGCCATTGAGCCTATTCCTTTTCTTCCTAAGAACAAAGATAAGATTAAGCTAATTTATCATACTACTCCTCATCGTGGTTTAAATCTACTTGTTCCAGTCTTTACCAAATTGGCAGAGAAGTATGATAACATCGAACTAGATGTATTCTCTAGTTTTGAGATCTATGGATGGAAGCAACGAGATGAACCATACGAAGCTCTATTTGATGCATGTAGGAATCATCCAAAGATTAATTATCACGGATTTCAGTCAAACGATGTAGTGAGAAAAGCTTTACAAGAAGCTCACATCTTTGCTTACCCATCTATTTGGGTTGAAACATCTTGTATCGCATTGATGGAAGCAATGAGCGCAGGATGTTTATGTGTTCATCCAAATTATGGTGCTCTACCTGAAACGTCTGCTGGATTTACATGGATGTACCAATATCGTGAAGATATTCGCGATCACATGGTCATCTTCTATTCTATGCTAGATAAAGCTATCAATGATGTAATGACTGAAAATGTTCAGGTTTCTTTAGAAACTACTAAGAACTATATAGATACGTTCTATAACTGGGATCGAAGAACGGAAGAATGGCAAAATTTCTTTACTAATATTCTACGAGAAAAGAAGCTTCTATAATGGCTATTAATTCGCTTACTGATAAACTCATTGCCAAAAAGTTTTGGGGTGAGGAACCAATCTATAAGAAAACAATTACATCTAAAAATGATGGAATACTTTGTAAAATGCTTAATTGGTATAATGTCATGTCTGATGAAAAAGATAAAGACAAATGGCTTACCGATTATATGAAAAAAAATGGATATAGTAAAACCGATATTTCAAATATCGTGAATTTAAATTCACTTGGTAATATTGCTAAAAATAGTGCATCTGTTCTTGCAAGAATAGAATCCAATGGAACTATTTTTGCCGGAGAATTAGAGGGTCAAGTTAAGAGCAGAATTGAAAAAGCTTTATCTTATAATCAACGAGAATTAAAAGAAGATAAATCAAGCGCAAAAGTAGTTTCCATTCAAGATAGAATCAAAGTGCTTGCTGAACCTCATATGATTCATATTGATGATGAGATTCATTCTTGGTACTATGAACGCAAGACAAAGATAGAGTTTTCTTTATACACATATCTTCAACGCAATCAGCTTAACTCGCAGATTTGCAATCATATCAAAACATTAGTTTCTAAGATTCATGCTGAACATGCCGAAATGATAGAAGGTAAGGATGAACAACTAACTGAAGCCTATGCTTATCTTCCTAATGCTTCAAAGAAAGCTATCATGAAGCAGTTGACTTCATGTATGGACGATATTGAACGATTTGTAGGTAATACGAAAGTATCTAAACCTCGTAAACCTCGTAAAAAGAAAGAAGTTACTGCTAGTAAGTTGATAAATAAGCTAAAGTATCAGAAGGAATTTACTAAGCTTAAG